GATAGTAGAGATAGCACTTACAAGTACATTTGCTACTTCCATCACCTTGTTAAGTGCACCCTTAACCTTACCTACAATACTGTTAACAGTATCTAAAACTCCAGTAGGAATAGCATCGTACACTTTGGATACTATTATCCCTGCCATATTCTCGGCAAAGGCAGCAGTATCATTAAACGCCTGTTTTACTAAACTAAAGATCCACTTCCCTTCGAAGCCACAGAAGAGACTAAAGATGAACTCAGCTAGTGCAAGCACAGCATTTATAACACCCATCGGTATAACATTGGATAACCATTGAGTGATCTGGCTGATGATTGCTTCAATCTGCTTTGCCAGTACCTCTTTCATCCAAGACATAATACCTGATATGCCATTAGCAATGAAGTTGTTTATACCCTTCATCGCCTTATCTAATATTTTATTATCGACCTTCTTACCAGTAATGATAGAGATCAAGTTACCTGCAGGATCTTTTGCCAGAGCAGAAGAAAAATTCCCTACCTCTGTTAGCATCCGATTCAAATCTCTTTCAAAACCCTCACCCGCTGGTCCAGCAGAACCATTAGCAATACCCTGTGCCTCTGTAGGTACTACCTTCGGGTTTGTAGCATAGTTACCAGGTAGTTCTCTTTCTGCTTTAGATATAATTCCTCTGTCACTCGCTGATCCACCAGCATTATCTGCAGGTGCTTCACCAGTTGTATTAAATGGTGCACCACCGTGTACATCTGCACCTGCACCATCCTTAGATTGTTCTGGTAATTCTGGAGCTTCGGTACCGTCAGCAACTACTGTAGCTGGTTGATCAGTATCAGCACCAGTCTCTCCAGTTTGTGCGTCAGCAGTGTTCTTAAAGGATCGCATAGATCCCATAACAACGGGCATCTGTGCTTCTTCCCCGTCTAGGAAGAATCCTAATACCTGAGCACCGACCTGCAGCTCAGTTTTTGTTCCTGTATTCTTAATACCAGCCTGATCTGTCGGACCAAGACAAAGTGCCCACGGGAGATCCGATGTGGGCATCGTGGAAACATATGCTTCCTTGCTCTTTCCACCAGTGTACCATCCGATAACACGGACTTTAACTCTACCGAGTTGTTGAGGGTCGTCGATCTTTTCAACTTCACCTATCCACCAGGTGAAGCCATCACGACCCATCACATCCGATTTACCTATCGTGTTAATCGTTGCTTCAGGCATTAATAATACAGTGTTCTACAGAAATTATTTATACAGGTACTCAATCATCGTACACGAGACACTCAGGCTCGTCTGGATGTTGGTCACAAAATAGTTCTAAACAGTTAGGATCGTGGTGGTCTCCTGCTACGATCTCGTCGTGATGGTGCTCCTCATATTCTATAAGGTCGTGGAGCTCTTCTTTAGTATGCCTACGCATCTGTGGATTAGTTGTTGGATCCGCAAGGATCTCTTTGTCGTGGGCAATATGTTGTTCTATGGTTGTCATTTAAAATAAAAGCGACGTTTGTATTATAAGTTAGAAATGCTATCTTTGGCAAGCTGTAAAATGGTTGTCACACCCTCTACAGTATATTCGTGCATAACACCCACAATGAGGTACTTGCCAGAATATGTTTTATCCAACTCAATCCTGTCAGATTGCTCTTCTGTGGTAGTAGATTCAGGAATCCTTACTTCTACTATATCACCAGCAGTTAATGCAACGTTGCCAGGTACAGTAATATCTAGGTTAAAAGCATTCATCAACTGCCATCTTGATGCTGCATATGCTGAAGCCAAAACACTATCTGTCTTCATATTAGGTGCATTACCCTCAGGGTTTTGTGCGTTCTCAGAGTACAACATACTTGGCAGTGCACGTATCTTTATTCTTGAGGGTCTCTCCTCTGAGAAATATTCGTTATTAACTTTAGGGAATGGGAAATCTGGATTCAATTTATTTGCTTCACCAAACACAGACTGTGCTGTGAAGTTAATAGGTTCTTGAATAGATCCACTGGGTGTCTCATCATCAGAACCAGTTGATCCTTCCTCTGTAGTAGCACCTGCAGAAGGTAAGTTACCACTAGTCAGAGCAGGTGCAACAATTCCTATGGTTGAAGTACTATACATTCCTGTACGTAATTTCTCAAGATGATTTGCTCTATCAGGATAGTTTATAGTTTCTATCTTGAAAGCATTGACATCATCGTTACCTACGTTTGCCTGTGAGTAAGTATAGACCTCAGGAGCACCAAATGTTTCATTACTTGCTGAACATAGGAAATCTATTGTACATAGGTTCTTACCTTTATAAGTTTCCCAGAAAATATATCCAGACTTTCCAGATACAGATCCTGTTATCTTATCAGTTATATACTCAATGGCATCGTATGGTCTCCAGTTAGGTGAAAGGAAATTAAAATTACCTCTACTGGGTTCCCAACGATCCACCTTCTTATCAAACTTAAGGTTATCAGTCAGTATAGTTTTTATAGATTCTGTACCAGGCTGATCTTTGAACGTTTTAAATACTCTATTAACTTCATTAGAAGTAACTTCTGGTGATGCACTGTACACTATGTAAGTTTGTGCTCTCTCAGACTTAGTAACTTCACCAATCTTAAATGTCTTCTGTATAATTTCTAACTCCTCATCAGGTGATGAGTCTGTAGTAATACGTAATTTAATATACTCATTACCATTCAATTTTGCTGCAAGATCAATAGTATCATAGAAAACAAACTCCATCCTTACTGAAGGTGAAGTTAATGACTCATAATAGTTCCAGGCAGAGCATATACCACGAAGATCGAAAGCATTCTCACCAGTAAAACTAAGACTAGACAAATCCTCAGTAGGTACTACGTCATCAGAGACGAGTAGAGAGAATTCATTCAGGGTATAACCTTTGGGTTGATATTCTGCCATTAGAAGAAGTTACTGCTGATTGTGGATCCTTCACCTAGGTATCCAAAGCGACTCTGTAAGTACCTATTTGCTGGATTCTGTTTACGTGGCATAACAATAGGTGTACCACCACCGTCTCCACCACCTCCAGGAGGACCAGGCATTTCTATCATATCAAGTACAACTGCTTGTGCAGCACCCTCTATGTTTGCTGCCTGTCTCTCTGCTGTGATCTGTTCAAGTGTCTTAACCATTGCAATGATCTTAGCACCCAATCCTGCAGCAGCACCAGCACCAGGTAATATAGCGTTAGCAACTGGTGTTATAGCATTGATGATAGGTTGAGCACCACCAACAGCTTTAGCAACCTGAGCTCCAACAGCAGAGAATAGACCACCTAATCCAAACTCAGGCAATTTACTCTGTGGTGCCTTGACTCTTACTACACCACCCTTAGATCTACCAGGTAACTGTCCACCAAATCCTGCGAGCATAGCACTCTTCAGGGACCTGGCAGTTAATCCTGGATCTTTACGGGTATGTGGTGTATCTACGGGTACAACATAACCACCACCAGATCTTTGTGCTACATACTCGGTACCGTGACCTATGAAGTCAACACCTCTACCCGTCAGTGATACGGGGTAACCTGATTGTGGTCCAGAAATCCATCCACCCTTACTTCTGGTTGGGATAGGTTTCATAGGTATATTAAATATCGGTGCAGTACGTACGTAACCACCTTTAGAGAATCCCGCATTATTCGCAACATTATCAAACTTGTCTTTATCCTCTTGACTCATATCTTCATAATGTCTTGGAGTGACAGAAGATACATTAGTTTCTGTAACATTATCACTATCAGATCCTACAAACATATCCAACAACCATTTCAATCCTTTCAATAATCCTATTAATGGTGCAAATACAACCTTACCAATGAAATTGGCTATCTGCATTATCTTAGGCAGATGAGGCTTAATCATATCCACTACCTTATCGATAGCAGGACCCAGTGATTCAAATATACCTCTTATAGCATCTGTCACTGGTTTCATAAATGCAGTAACAGCTTCCTTTACCTTATCAAAGAACTTTGTAAACTTCTCTACCCAGTCCATTAATGCTGGACCGAAGAACTTACCAAGATGCTTACCTAACCAACCACCTAAAGCATTACCTATCATACCTCCAATAGGTCCAGCAATACTGTTACCTATAGCACCCAGTGCCATACCACCAGCAGTAGCACCAACTCCAGCACCTACAGCAGCAGCTTTTCTATCCTCTTCAGGTATAGACTCATCCTGCATTACATCCTGATATGCCATCACACCTTGTGTAGCAGCCTGGATTCCTCTACCTATAGCATTACCACCTAGGAATCTACCTAGGTTCATAACACCACCACTGACTGTCTTCAGAACACCAGCAAAATTCTTAACCGTTGCTATAGGATTCTTAAGGAACGATAAGCCTAATAAGGCTGCACCTCCCACACCTATCAATTTTAGTGCACCAGTTATTCTCTCTATCCAATCTTTACCATCACCAAACGTACTATTCCACGCATCACCTATAAACTTGGTAACGTTTCCAATAAACCCCACCATACCCTTGACAAACTTACCAAGTCTGTCCATCATTACTTTTAGTTTCTCTGTATTCTCCTTCTTACTTAACCAATCTAATACACCAAATGTTAGTAGAGATTTTAATAATCTACCCAGGTACTCTAAGAATGTTGGTGCAGCTTTAGATAACAGTCCACCTACTCTCTTCCCTACACCTTGAGCACCTTGTTTAAGATTCTTACCAAGGGCTTGGTCTCTCATTAACTGCTGATTTCTTAGCAGTTCTTGCTGTGCTGCCTTCTCTGATGCAAGACTAGTCTGCAGCATTACACCGATACTGTTAACAGTAGCACCCAGTGAGTTAATAGCATTGATAGCAGATCCAAAATCAGATCCTGCTACTGTCTTGTTCCCAATGGATATTGTAAGTCCTTTACTCTTCGGTGCTGTAACGAACTTATAAAATCTAATTTTAGGTGATGTGCTTGCCATTAGCCTCTAATGCTTGTCTCCGCTGATGCTCCAACGACTGTTGAACCGCTGTCCCCGCCGCCACCCGTAGTACGTCTAGCTATTGGTTGTACAATAACAGTGTTACCTTCTGTCTTAATTTCAGTATTAGAAGGGTTAGTACTATTAACGTCCGAGGTAGTTGCAGCTACGGTATCTGCACTATTTATTTCAGGAGGAATAATAGTATTCTCTGAAGCCATAGGAGTACCAAATAATTTAGGTAATTCCTTATGTGGATTCTCTGGCCAAGACCAGTTTGGTTTCCATACAGAGAAGTTTAATCTAGTATCTGCTCCTTGATCAACTAACCTACCGATCATCTGACCAGCTTTTACTTTATCACCCTTCTTAACCAAAGGCTCCATATGGAGATACCTATGATGTCTCGCTGGATCTCCCTCAGCCTCTATCTTGAGTTGAGAATTCTTATCCTTACCACCCTTAAAATTCCATCCAGATACAATACCACCAACAGCAGCAACAACTGCTTGAGTTAAACTCGTATCAGGTTTAGGTTTGAGTACAACACCCATACCATCACCCTTACCATCTGCTTCAGGTGCACTCTTAAACCAAGAGGATGGTTCACCATCAAACTGACCATTCTTTAAAGGGAATATCTTACTACCAGTACTATGACCAGTAGGTGCTGCTTCCATCATTCTTGCAGACTCAGCTTGATGTGCTTCGAGAGCATTCAATTCTTCCTGTTCATTCTGTACTCTAGTGACAGCATCAGCTCTAGCATCAGTTAATCTCTGAATATATGCTAGCTCTTCAGCTATCCTTTCATTAAGAGTGTACCTATGACTGAAATGTTCCTTCTTATCTCCTCCTTTCTCTGCTGCTAATTTTTGTAACCAAGCTAACTTCTCTCTGGCAGCTTCAATAGCACGCTCTTTCTGTCTTACAGTTCTCTGTTCATCTCCCAATTCTCTTTGAGCAGTATCTAACTCAGATTCTAAACCAAATACATTCGCTACTTTACCTGCAGTAGATTGTACACCACCTACCAGATCCCCTGCAGCCCCGACAAAACGTTTCAATCTTGCTACAGCATTCTTGATAGCAGGATTTTGCAACCAAAGCTGGATCTTATCGATTGCAGCATCAGCAAATGGTTTTAAGAAGTCCCATACCTTTTCGAGTGCTGGTATCAGACTCTGCCAGAATTCTGAGAATGCCTTCATAGGACCTTCATAATATGACTTAAGTACTGGCATCAATATCTCACCAAATACTCTCTTAATAGGTTCAAACAGAGGTTTGATTGCATCACCAATGAATGCACCTATATGTTCACCTAAGAAACTACCTATAAACTGTCCTACAATAGGACCAAATGGACCTAGTATAGGTGTTAACAGTGCAGACATAGCAAGTCCACCCATCACTGCACCTGCTCCAGCACCTATTGCTACTGATGCACCTTCATCTTTACGACGGAATGCTGCACCAACACCCATTGCTACAGATAAACCACCACCTGCTAATACTTTTCCACCACCACGTAAAAGTCCACCACCTCTCCGTGCCATATTTCCACCGAAGGATCTCAACCTTCGCATTCTGCGTATATTTTTCCACTTACCTAATCTCTGTCGTGCAGCAAGTTTCTTAGGATCCAGACCTCTCCTCATCTGTCCTTGTATAAACTTACGCAACCTATTAGCATCACCAAATAGTTTCCAAGGCTTTAAGATACGATCTGCTAAGAATAATCCAGCAATACCACCAACTAATTTTAGTGCACCTATAACAGGGTTCTTCTCACCAAATGCAGACAGTATAAAGTCTACGCTCTTCAGTACTACCTTAGATAATATCTTGAACCAACCACCAATTACTGTAAAACCTACAGATATAATCTTCTTATTCTTAGGATTTGATAGAAAGTCTAGGACAAACCAAGTAGCAGCAAACTTTAATAACTTTGTAAATGGTGATAGTAACTTCTGTAACCAAGACCACTTACCTTTATCTACTTTTGGTTTATCTTTCTCTACACCATCTTTAACATCCTTAGGATCAGCAAGTAACTTCTGTTCGTAGTCATTCTCTTGTTTTTTGACTAATTGTAACCTACTTGCTTCTGCTGCATCTCTTGCAGCCTGTGCCTTTGCTTCTAAACTATCAGTTATTATCCTACCAATATCCTCTACCGTATTACCCATCCTATTAAATGCCAATGTCATTGACTTAATAGGATCATTTCCAGCACCAGCGGTACCACCCTTATCTTTTACAGCAAGGAAGGATCTTACTTTAACTTTTTTTACTTGTGGTGCCATTAAATCGAGGTACGATTAGATGCCGCTTGTTTGGCTTCTTCTTCCTTCAGATAACGAATTAGCAGATTCACGTATACATCCCTTTCCCACGGAATCATATTCTCTAACTCTGTCAAACTATATTTGTGATATTGCATCATTGCAAAATTCACTTCAAACAGATTCATTAGAGAATCGTGGGCTAGGGCTATTCGAAAAAAGCCGCCATACCCTCCAATTTAATCTCACTTTTAACTTCAGTCTTAGGGTTAAAGACTTCTAAGGTATGTTCTAACTTAGGCATAGTTTCAAAGAAACTCTGTACCATAGCGAACTGTTGGGAGTTCATACCTTCAAAGAACGAGACTAGTTCTGTCTTCTTATAGTTCTTTGCATCTTCTACATCCTCACCTGTTGCAATCTGATCTACACAATCAGCAGCAAGGTCAAATACATCATCAATATTAGGATTTTCCGATAAGTTATTCTTTACGAAAGTATCAATAGAAGGATACTTCATAACAAGAGTGACTTCATCTGTGATCTTGATCTTCTTAGAATGTTCTGGAGGTATAACAACTTCCACTTCTTCTAAGTTAATTTCAACATCAACTTGAGTCTTACCATCATCAGGACAAGTAAGTTTAAACTCACTAATCTCACCAACTGACTTAGCACGAATACGAAGGAAAAGTAATTCGATGTCAAATGTAGATAGTGTACCTACATTCTTTACGCTAGTACAATTTTTGATGATCTCTTTAACTGCTTTAACCATTTCCTTTTGGTCTTGTGATTCCATTGCTACGTAAAGTAGCTTTTCCTCACGAACCAAGAAGGGTCTATAGGTCACTTTCTTCCCAGAAGGTAGGTTGCACTCATATTCTGGTACAACCAGGGTAGGTAATGGCATAGTAATTCAATTCAGTACAAGTATTTATGCGGTCATTTCCGTGTTACGAGAATGTCACCGTCATCATCTTCATCATCATCCCAAGGATCGTTTAATTCATCGATCCTATCTTTTAATGACTCTGATAAAAAGCTGTCAGATTCTTTAACCCTATCGGTAAATTCCTGATCAGGTGTAAAATTTACAACTAATAGTTCATCACCCTCCTGAACTTCTGACATTTCAGGGTGTTCTTGAAATTTCTTCTTAGGGGGTTTTGGGGGTTCCATATTCCATCCTTGTGACATAAGTCTTATAGCACTAACGAGTAGGATTATCCACGTGGCAGTAAATATTATGTCAAATATAGGATTCATTTGGGTAGGTCAAATAGAATATTGTGTATGTAATCTATAGCCCACTCCTTGTCAAACCAACTAGACAGTGCTGCTATTGTTTTCTTGTTCTTTCTTTGCTGAGTAGAGTACCATACCTGATCATCCATTCTCAGCATCGCATCAACATAGTTATCTTCTTTTTCAACAGATTTGACCCAATCACATAGTGTGTTTAAGTAACCCTCCAGTATCCTTATATACTCACCTACCTCTTCTTCATCTCGTATCCTAACAAATTTAAAATGAGGTGAGAAAATATCATCACCCCACAAAGGTAAAACTCGTTTTTCTTTGAAAATATATGCGTTACTAATAGGTGCTATCTGCTCATAGATCTTTTCACTCCCTCTAACAGGAGAAATATCTACAATAGCAGCAGTTATCACAGTCTTAGTAGCAACAATATCACACCCGAAGATAGGTATATTGTAGTTATAGTCAGGAAAGAAGACACAATGCAGTACATCGAGTCCCTTGACTTCTGAAGTTTCTAAATGGATCTTCCTGAAACCTGGTGCTTTCCACATTTCATTTTTAATCCATCCTGCTTCAAAATCAATCCACTTACAGTCACATTCTAAAGGTTCAACTCCATCAAATGATAAAGCTGCATTCCTGATTAAATCAGCAATCTTTTCACGGACCATAATAAAATCATATTACATATACTATCTAGGCACTAAAGCAACCTGCTCCAATCGGAAGTATACTTCTTGATTGACCTATTACCAATGATATTACCAATATCAGTAGCTGCATCAATGACTCTATCTAAAGTATCCACGTTCTCGTTCGCATTACGACGATTAACAACACTACGTGCACTTCTGACAGTCACCTCATCAGTAGTCCAATCAGCAACTGATTTGACAGTAGTACCAAGACGGAATCTCTCTAGGTAGAACTGTACATCTAATTTCATTAAAGATGTATGTTCGTTAGACATCTGTATAGTACTAACATTGTAAGGGAAGCAACCAACTGCTCTCCACTGTGCTGTTATCTTATTATCTCTTATCTGTCCTACTCTCTTATTACCATCGACAAATCTTGTTACAAGGTTAGATCCAGGTTCATACTTATTGATAAGAATATCTGAAGTGTACTTATCATAGAACATACTTCTATTTTCAGTATCTCTACTAATACCATTCATCCATCTTTCAAAGAAGTTTCTATGCCATTGGTTCTTTGTTATTATAAACTGTACATTTAAATCTGTAGGTGTCTGTTGTGTAGCATATCTCCTCATCGATCCAAAGTTTGTTACTTCACCAGACATCATATTCCTTGATGGTACCGTAACCTGATCAGCAAAGAAGTCTATAGCCTCATAATAATCACTTGCTCCTCCAAATTCATTCAGATCATAGACTAGAAACGGTGGTATAGATATCATCACCGTGTACATATTTGAGCGTGCTGGCTCAAACGCTCCTGTCGCAACGGTATCTTTAAATCTTGTAAACGAAATTCCCATTAGTAAACGTGTTTCGATGGAATTGGTATATTCCTACCATTAATAGTAGTAACAAACTGTTCACAGGGGATCAACCCCACGTCAGGCCACTCAGTACTAGGTACGTCATAAGTAGCGGATAAAACATTCTTTCTCAAGTATTTATGCAAGGTTTCGTTGGGTACTATCTTATTACCAGAAGCTAAGTCTGCACCAACGATTGTTCGGTACTCTGGTTCAACATAATGTAAGTTACCACCCCAGAAGTGAGTAGAGTCTTCTCCTAAGATATAAACCAAGGGATATACATCCCAAAACCTATACTTCTCACCATATTCTGCTCTATATGTGAAGAAAAGCATCCTTCCAATAGAACCAGGTTCTGCAGATGGTGTCATTCCCTCCAATCCGTACTGAAATTGGCTCCTCCACCAAGATGGATTCTGAGATTTACCTCCTGCTAAGTCTTTTATGTCTTCAAATAGGCTCATAGCCCTAAATCGTGCTCGGTTAATACCACAAATTCCATCTTACGGTCTTTAGCATACGTTGTAGCAGCCTTCCACTTAGCCTGGTTAATACTATAAGTTCTTATCTCGTTAAGGTACTGTTTAGTTACCTTTACCTTAGGTTTTGGTCTTCTAGTCTCTCTATCAGGTTTAACTTCTATAATATATTCCTTGAGACCCTTGCCTCTCAAACGACCTTTAACATAGAAATCTGGGAAATATCTATGTGGTCTCCTGTCTACAGGTGAGATATAAGGTACAATTATCTCTTCTGAAGACCACTTTACAACGTTAGAATTCACATCACACCAAAGCATTACTTTCTTCTCCCAAGAAGATCTATAAATAATGTTTGTAGGATCACCTTTATACTTGCCTGGGTTACTAGGTCTGAATCTTCCTGAGTAAGTTTTTCTCTTCGGCATATGGCAGCTCCATTAGTATATCCAAGATCAATTCCAACACAAGTACCTGGTGGGGACTCAATCAGTGCAGCCATTACTGATGCAGACTCCTATGAAACTAAGGTAGTGGATTACTTGGTGATAAAAGTATATAGTTCAGATAAGGGTAACCCTTACAAGCACATTGGTGGCAACAGTAGCGGTGAAGGTGCTCTATATAAAACTATTTATTTGTATTTACCCCAAGGGTTAAAAGAAGAATACGGTGCTGAGTATGCAAGAACTACTCTAGGTGCTGCTGGTCTTGGTGCTATGAAGATGGTCAATTCTGCTATGGCTGGTAATGCAGGTGGTAGAGCAGATATGCAAGGCAATATGGTTCAAGCACTACAACAGACTGCTGGTGCTGCTAAACCAGAATTTATTATGAATGCTGTGGGATCTGCTATAGGTACTGTGAACAGTGCATTAGGATTACAGGCAGATGGTTTAGATGCCAACGCAATATCTGCACTAACAACTAAAAAGATTTTTAACCCATATCAAGAAACAACATTTAGAGGTACAACTTACAGATCACACAACTTTAACTTTAAGTGTGTGCCAAAGAATATGCAAGAAGCCAAAGAACTTTATAGGATAATACACGTCCTTCGTAAAGCAATGTTACCTGGAACAAATGATGGTACACCTGAAGATCTGCAGGGATTCGATGATGATGAAGAAATGTCTGATATGACTGCAACGATTCTAGGTAGTGAATCAGGTGGTGGTAGTAACCGTTTCCTTACGATACCTGACTATATGAGGCTAGGTATCGTAAGGGTAGAAGGTTCTCCCAATGAAGATGGTGATCTAGATCTAATGGCAGGACAACCTGCAAGACTCTCTAGAATTATGCAATTCCCTGTGAAATGTGTATTAACAAACCTTAGTATGGATCTTACTCCTGATGGTCCTTACAACTCATTGAAAGATGAATATGATAGTGGTGTGGATTATGGTCCTGCTGCATTTAACTTGAGTTTAAACTTCGATGAAACTGCATTCCTCACCAAAAACGAAATAAGATAGTATGGCTTACTTTAAGTACCTACCTAAGGTATATGTCCGTAATAAGACTAGGGTTGATGGATTTCAACCTTACCAACTTGCGGTTAATATCTTCAGAAGGATCAAAATCCGTGATTCACTTCAAGGTGCTCTGTTAGGTTTCCTCCAATATGAAATTGGTGAGAATGAGAGACCTGATCAAGTAGCATATAAGTTCTATAAGGATTCTGGTCTAGATTGGGTCATATTGCTTGTAAACAATGTGATCAACGTGAATCAAGACTGGCCAATGAACCGTGAGGATCTCTTCAAGTACGTTGAAGACAAGTATGGTTCAGTAGAAGGTGTTAGACACTATGAAACTTTAGAATACTTACATACTGATGGTAGTGTACTATTGAAATCAGGATATCAAGTACCTGAGGATTTCCAATACACCAAACCTGATGGCAGTATTGTACCTTCATCATCAAGTCGCATACCTGTATCATACTATGCATACGAGAACGAAATTAATGAAACTAAGAGAAATATATACCTGCTTCGCCCGCAATATTTGACTGATTTCGTCGCTGAGTTCAAGAAACTAGCAATGTACCTTCCCAACGCAGAAGTTGATGAGAATGGATACAAAAAGACTCAGGGATCTCTTGCAGAAGAATTTATCGGGTTACCCAAATACAACAAACCCAGCCAAAGCACTGCTTCAACTGGGTCTGCGTCTGGTAGTGGTTCTAGTACCTCACTTGTAAGTAAGGGTTCAACCTAGAAACACCAATTTTCGTCTTTATAGATGTAACAAGGTACTCCGTGATGATTGTACTTGTTAGGTCTGAATACTGGTGTCGATTGATACCAAGGTAAATAATGCGTTTCACCCCAATGATCGTGGTGACGGTGCCTCCTTCGACGTTCTACTCGTTTATACCAGCAATTCCATCCAAATTGAGGATCTTTAACACAATGTGTTGGAGCTACCTCTGCTCCGTCTAAAGTTGGTTTTACCCAATTTGTAGTTTTGTGGTGAGCTTGGACTGGAGCTGCTAGGAAGGGAATTGCCAAAAGTGGAAGAAATTTCATAATGTGACCTCATTACCGTGTCTTGTACCTATTGTACCACGAACAAACACATCAAAGGCTATGCAATAGCGACAGTTTGTGGATTGGTTGGATTCTGCCTTGTGCATCAACTGAGATGGGAACACAAAGAGGTCACCTGGCTTAGGTTGGAACCTCTGGTGCTTTGCAGTGGCGTTAGTGTAACCTAATGTATCAGGTTCTAAAACTTGTAGAAAACAGTTTGGATATAATCCCGTTTTATCGAATAGGAGGTCTCCACTGTTCGGTTCTGTCTGTATATAGAATATTCCACTCCATATTGCATTAGAGTGAGTATGAAAATCGCAATAATCTTTAGGATAGTGCAAAACCACCCAAGATCGCACAATTTCGATAATTACGTTAGGTGCGACTAAAAGGTGGTTTCTAAGGTACCGTGATAAACCCTCAAATATATGATTTTCGAGTTCTGGGAATTCCTTTAATATTTGCTTATTACACGATATGCTCTTGGTGTTACCGTGAGCACCCATACGTTCATACTTGATTTTTTCATCGACAAACGAAAGGGTGCCGTCAGGCACCCCAATATTCTCTTCCCATACAGGAACTGGAAAAAGTTCGTGTAGCATTAGTCCTCTGCAGCTAATTGCTGAAAGTAACTCAATGCATCATCTTCCGATTGTGCAGATACTGCAGCTTTTGTCTCTGAGAAGTTTTCAACCCCCTTTGTCCAACTTTCTGCTGCTGGAGCAGGATTGGATCCAAGGGCATTAATCTCTCCTTCGGACTCCTCGGTTTCTGCGTCGTAGCTTTTTGGTTTGACAGCTCGACCCAGAACCGCTTTAAGACGACCATCAAGCTCGTCATAAGTTTTGAAGTTCGAATCATCTGTGAACTCCTTGAGTGAGTGAGCCTTGTTAAAGATCTCCTCTAGACGTTCATCATCGAACCCACCTAGGGTACCTGGAGCAGCGAAGCAAGAATCATCATAGTTCCAGTAACCTGCTACCTGCTTGATTTTAAGTTTAAAATCAGCACCTCCCCATAGATCAAATGGGTTTATCGCTGGTTGTGGATCGTAATCATTCTCATCAGGCTGCATACGTGCAGACAACTTGTCAAATATACGTTTTCCGAACTTGTATAAAAATACTTGTCCCTCATTATCAGGATTTAATGGATCCTTAACGACATAAACGTTTGCATAGTAAGAAAGCTTACGCTTCTGCTTACGTGCTACGTCCTTGTCCTGTTCTCTACCACTGTTCCACAGTGTACTGTTGTGAGCACATACAGGGCATTTTTCACCCTTAGTAGTTGGACAATTCTCAATCAACCAACCACCAGGTCCTTGGAATGCGTGACTCCAAACTTGTGCCCAAGGTAGTTCTTCTGATTGCTCTTGAGGAATGAACCTTAAAATGGCAAATCCGTTACCAGATTTGTCAACGCCTGGTTTCCATAGTCTCTCGTCGGTTTGCTTACCAGAGCTATTGAGTTTCTCTATCTCTTTAGTGAGATTTTGAAACTTTCCAGACTTTTTCTTTAGTGTTGCGAATGACATAATTAGTCCTTTGTAGTGTTTTAGATGTTTTTACTACCCATTAAGGGTAACGTACTATTTATACAATGTCAAGCCTCTATTAAGACTTGTCAAGCTCGTTTTTCCACTGTTTTAACTTGATTTCCATATCAGTCAGGACAGCGTTAATATCCTTTCCCTGACTGTATATTTTGGTCATCTCATCCAGTCTGAGCTTGATCTCTCGTGCTTCTTCATCCTCCAATGCTAACAGTGATATTCTAGCATAGAATACCTTCTGTTTGGCTATGAGTTCCATCGTTTTTTCGATATGTTCTCTCTTGTCCTCCTTAGCCATTGTTGGGAACTTTAGAGAGATATTGTACAGGTCTTCATAGAGCTGTTGCATCTCTCCCATCTCATTACGGACCACTTCAGATTCGTAAAATCTTTCGCTCATAATGGTAATACTCCTCGTGATGTTTTCTTCACGAAATTAAGTTGCTGTGCATTATATTTAATCTTGTCCTTCAATGGTCTAGAGATCAATTTGTTTACGGTTTCCACCTCAATCTCATACTCATCACAGACTACGACAACTGCATCAATGTAGTTAACTAGTCCGTCACTGTTTTTCACAACCTCCTCTACTAATCCAGAGAATTTTGCTTGTGTCATAAATTTGTCTTGAAGGTCTTTCATTTAGATAAGTTCATAAATTCGGTGATGTACTCTTGTAGTAAAGTATGATAATAATCTAAGTCATACTTCTGTATAACTTGAGTAGCACCATCTTCAATAGCGATTAGAGTTACTATCTTGTCAACCTTAACACCGCAACGTTCATAGTACATTACAGCATAAGCAGTCTCTTGTACAAAATAGTTCTCAATCCATTCTTCTTTCTTCTCTCTAGTAGCAGTCTTGAAATCGATAACAGCTAGTTCACCATCGAACTCTGCTATGCAGTCAACACGACCAGCAACCCGAAGATAATCGCTGTATAAAGGACTTTCCAGAAGATGTATATTGTCGATCCGATCCAAGATTTTCTTAGTAGATTTAAAAAGAAAAGTGCTAAGAGGATGCGTATCATCAAAAGGTACTGGATCGTTCTTCAGATAACACTCTACCATAGAATGATATCTATTGCCACGATTTGTTGCGAGAGAGCTAATACGATTAGCTTCTTTCTCTCCTACTCGCTTTCTCCATTTAAGTATACCATCCTTCTTTCGATGTCCTGTCACTGTAGTGACGGATGGATACCATTTACCTTCACTAACATTATATAAACGAAGACCGTCACGTTGGACGGCATTCATCTCAGTTAGTGGAACTGGTGGTCCCACAGTCTTAAACATAATTACATTCCCAGTTGGATTTTGGCAAGTAGGTACTCTTTTACAAAACCAGATCTAACGATATCTTGTATATCGAATTCGATACAGTCGAATGATGGCATTGTTTTAAGAATCTGCATAAATTCTAGCACACCATTGCGCTCGTTGGTTTTTTGTAAATCAGTTTGTGCGTGATCACCTGAGAAGATAATCTTACAGTTCTGACCGACTCTGGTTATTATACTATCCAACTCGTGAAAATTCAAGTTACTGAATTCATCAACAATTATTACACAATTATCAAACGTGGTACCACGTATAAAACTTGTAGACCAGAAGGATATGGTTGATTGATTACGCAGATTATCATAGAGCATCTCAAATGATGCATCATCTGGCATCTCAAACATATACTTCACCATATTCTTATATGGTATCTGATATAGATTTGACTTGTCCTCGTGATCACCTGGTAGGAACCCAATCTCTCTGGTTGGTACCAATGAACGAACCATATACACCTTCTCATAAGATGAGGTTGGTTCTAGGACATCTCTCAGTGCAAGAAATAAACTAATAAAAGTCTTACCTGTACCAGCAGCACCGTGTAGTACGATGTTCTTACCTTCAGCATAAGACTTAAAAACCCTTTCCTGATTGTCGGTTAAGGGTTCTATAGTCTTAAGATATTCTAGATTGATTGGTTTCTTTCTCTTCATTACTCTAGCGGATCCGTTTCCGTTAGCAGGCTTACGCTTTCTTGCTGGCATAATTAAGTGAATCGGGATAGGTTAGCTCTGGGATGAGCAGACTGAATCTTAGACATTACGTCCTTAAATCCATCGGACTGTTTGGGTTTACCATACATTGTCTTAGGTACCTGGTTACCGAAGTACCTTTCCATTTCAGGATGATCCTCTTTATATTTATCTAGGTCGTGGATAGACATAAAAACTTCGGTGATCTCTCCAGTCTCTGTGTTTTTAAAGTCGTAGTTTGGCATTTTTCTAAGTATTTAGTAGTAAAGAGGGCATTAATCTATCCTTAGGCACGGTTGGATATCTCCCCAACCGTCTGGATACTCCTCCTTATATTGGCAATCGCAATCCGTTTCGGCATCGGGACACCACCCTAGTGCCTTGGCAATGATTGGGAAGTTACAAATGAAATGGTCACGACATAGGTTAGCGACATCGATGTGCTCCTTCTGGGTACCATTAGAAGTACGTAATTGAATGTAATGCATCCAGCTACGAGCACTACCAGTCATATAGAGACGAGTAGGTGTTGCTAATGGGAGAACAAATCTCGCACATTCCTTCGCAATTCCCTCACGTATAAGTTCATCGTATAAATCCACCCCTTCAGCAAAGTACCTTGAGATCTTGCTCTTAAGGAATTTCGTCTGCGTTTCATCGAGATCATCTATAGAGTTCTGTCTGTTCTTTTTATCCTGTCTTCTCAGTTCAGGTGGATCAATAGCGGTACCAAGTAGTTCAGTGTTAGCATATCTCTGACTGAACTCTTGGAATGTAAAACTTCTATGCCTTAAGATCTGTGCTGCTAGTCCTCTAGTAGTGTTGATCTCTAGGGTCATATGGGCTTGCTCAAACACAGAGTAGTGACCGTGTTCGATACAATAACTCAAGAGTTTAGCCACGTTAGGGTTCTCTTGGTTCTTAGGGTTGGATACTCTTGCGATGTATCCTATAGTTTTTTCAGCGTCAGGAGTGACGGAAACGAGGCATACTTTTGTCATAATTTAGTCGTTCTTAAAGCACCTACCAATAACAATCAGGCAGAATGCCTGTAAATAATTTAGTGTTTGCAACCCAAAGATTGCAGGTACACTCCAGTTCCATACAAACATAAGAACTAAAGGAGTTAGAAACAATGAAGCAGCAGCTTTACCTGCTTCTTCAGAAGTCATAACAGGTTCCTTTTTAGGTTCTTCAACCTTAGGTTCCTCAGCAGGAGGCTCAGGAGGCTTGACACCCTTAGTATAGGTGTACATTACTCCTCTTCTTCCACTGGCTTGCGCTTGCGTCTCTTTTTCTTGGGGGGTTCTGTCTGGGTTCGCCATAGATTTGGATTCACTCTACCATCAGTTTGTTTAAAGTTTTTAAAACCTTTTTTATATCTATCATAATAATAATCAAACATCTCTACCTGCGTGTGAGGTATGCATAGATCATAGCATATCCCCTCACCCTCTGGTTCATACTCTACGAGGTAGGCAGAGTAAGGTAGCGTTGTATCCTGAGCATCCTCAGGCTTACAATTAGTTTTGAGTATCTTCATTTAGATCTTCCACCCCAATTAATAGTGGGGAACGCA